CTGCTGCACCTAATTGTTGGAACGTAGTTGCACTAGCTAATTTCATTGAATAGTAAGAATACATTTTTTGATTCATATAAAAACCAAAACCAGGTTTAGAAAGTATTGCAGACTTGTCAGAAACAACTTTAGTATAAACTTCTTCTAAATTATCTAATATATTAGCTACACTTGGTGCATTAGTTAATTCTTGTGTAGCAAAATTAGCTAAAGCAGAGTTACCAAAACTAACATTACCAAATGAACCATCGTTAGACAAAAATCCTGTGCCAAATACTGTTGATCCTTTCCACATTGCATTCTCTATAGATTGACCTACATTAGCAACTAATGTTTCTAATATAAAACTTTCAAAAGTTCCTGGTAAATCACCATTTCTGTCCATACCTTGACCAATCCAAGTATCATAAATTGTGCCTCTACAGTATTGTAAATTTACATTTAAATCTGTTAATGTAATTACACTCTCACCAATTGTTGTGTCAGTTGGATTAAAAGTACAACTAGCAGCTCCTAAAGGTTCTGCGACTGTTAAATTAGAAATAACTGCTTTATGGTTAAATCCGTCTACTGTTCTAACTCCACCACCTGTGACAGTTAAGTTAGATTTTACTGCAGCACTAACATAAGGTAGAGAGAGCTGCCCTGCGTAAGTGTTTGCACCAATTGTTGGGTTTGCAAACTCATACTTTTTGTTTGTGTTTTTATTCATTTTGATATCTATTTATAATTATTAATTAATTCTCTAACCCTTTCGTGATGTGAAAGATTAATTAGAGGTTTTTTATTTACTTTTTTAGTACCCTCAGGATTGTATTTTATAGCTTCTTCTGCAGGTTCTTTGCTTAGCTCAACTATTTTGCTTTCCAAATCTTCTATTTTTGTCATAAGCTCACCAATTAAATCTGATGACATCATAACAGGCTCTTCTTCTTTAAGTTCTTCCTTAACTTCTTCCTTAACTTCTTCTTCTACTTCTTCACTCATTTCTTCTTTTGCTTCTTCAACAACTTCTTCACTCATTTCTTCTTCTTCTTCTTTAGCCTCCACTTCTTCTGCTTCTTCGCCCATATCTAATATATCTGAACTTTCGCCAATAGTTAATATATTTCCGTTTTCCATTGTATAGCTACCTGCCTCTAATGGTGTTGCTTCGCCATCGTCAGAAATAGCAAAGACTTTAGAGCCAATCGCAAATTGCTCATCTTCCGTAGCAACTATACGACCATCGTCTAATTTCATTTCTGCGTAAAATTTTACGCTATAAGATTTAACTTTGTTTTTCATTTTTAAGATATTTAAAATTTTTTCTAGTGTACCCATAACATAAATAAATATAAAGGTTATTAATTCGTTTATTTCTTTAGTATTTTACTGTTCTATTTTTTATTGCTCCACAGACTTTAGCAGCAGTTTCTTTATTGCCATATTGCTTAGTTTGATCTCTCATACAATCGTCATAACTATATTTTAACATAGCTTTTTTCTTAGCATAAGCAATGTATTCTAACATTTTGTATTTTCTCTTTCGCTTTTTTTTCTTTTTACCTTTATGGTACATTTCTTCTTTCATTGTTGCCTCTGCGTGGTCTTTACAAGCCATATACAGTCGTTCACCATCTAACGTATGTATGTGACTACCAGAACAACCTTTAAACATCTCTGCATATATCTCTGCCTCTTCTTTAGTTCTAAATAATGGCTCTCCGTCCATTTCTGCTACAGGATTTAACTCATTTTGTAATATTATGTCTTTTATTTTACCTAGTGTAACCTCGTCAGGACAGTCAGTACATTCATTTAATACAACATCTTTTGGTTTACTAGCTTCTATAAGTTTATCTGTAAAATAACCTTCAATGCTAAAGCCTCTAACTTCTTTGTTTTTTATAGCTTCCCAAATATCAGGATTATTTTCTGCACTAACCTGTACAAACCAAGTGCCGACAGGTAAGTTGAAGCCATACATATTGGACTTGTCATATTTTTTATCTTCCTTAATCCACGATTCTACGACAGTCAAGCCTTGTATTGGTTCTTGGTGTTCAAAAGTATGATTATTGTTGTTTAGACTTGCCATAAATAGCTTTTGTGCTTGTTTTATAGTGTCTTTAGTAAAAAACACATCGTACTCCTGGTTTGTTTCTTTGTCTAATCTAGGGATTTTTTTGTCTGGTATAAGTATTGCACCTACAAGTTGCTTTTTTTCTTCGTCTGCTTTTGCTAAACTTAAAAAGTCATTGTTAAAAAAAACAAAGTTTTCTTCTATTGCAGGAAATTTAACAACACTTATAGCATCAACGCCAAAGTGGTCTGCAGTTTCATCTATAATTAGTTCTATTAGTTTTTTCTTTTTAGCCATAACAATAATAAATATAAAGTTGTTGTATTTGTTTATAATGTACTTTGTAAATCAAGTTCTTGTTGTAGTGCCTGTGCGTTGCTTATATCGTTTTCTACAACAAATGCTTGTGTTGGTTGCCCTGTGCCAAATTCAGGTTGCTCAATAGCTTCCATATTTACATTTTGAGGACCTAAACCCTGTGGTGTTTGTGGAACGGCAGGCTCAGGACCACCACCACCACCACCACCACCACCTGCACCTGGTAGCTTAGTAGATAGAATTTGCTTTACATTAGCCATACCTGCGGCAACTGCACCAATAGCTGCAATAGGACCAAATATAGGACCTGCACCAACAGGGGGAGGTGCTAAAGCCGCCGCCGCCGCACTATAAGTATTAATTAGTGCCTGACCTACTGCTAAAGCCTTACCTGCTTTAGATTGTTCGCCTAATAAACTTGCAACATTTCCTAATGATTCTGCTACTATGTTTCGCCTTGTTTCTGCTAAGGCTCTGTCAATTTTTATTCTACCCTCTGCACCTTGTTTTTCTATATCTTGTAAAGCATCTTGAGTTTGTTTAGCACCTAACAACATTTGGTTATTCATATCGTCAGTTATTGACAACTGTTCTGTAGCACTTGCTTGTAGTGTTATAGGTGTTTCTTTTACTGTTTCTTTATACTCATTTTCTAACGCAGTTAGATTTGTTAATTGCTCAGATCGTTGTCCGACTATTCTTTCTTGCAAGTCAATTAATTCTGTTTCTGCATTAGTAACTGCAACTTTTAAATCTACATTAGTTTCATTAGTTGATAACTCTTTTTGTGCTAATAAGATTCTTTTATCTGCTAATTTTTTTTCTTCGTTAAATTGTTTTTCTAATATTTTACCTAATTTATTATTTGCCTCTATTCTTTCATCTATTGTAAGACTTGTATTATCTCTAATCTGTCTTTGTAATTCTGCATCTCTTTGGTATGTTAGTTGTAACTTTCTTTGTTCTGCTTCTGCAAGTTTTACTTCATTTCTAAGATTAACAATTTCTTTAGCTAATCTTTTATTTCTTTGAAATGCAGTTTCAGTTTGCTTGTTATTTTCTTCCATAGATTCATTTAATCCATCTATGTCTTTTTTAAAAAACCTTGTAATTGCACTTCCTGTTTTTTGAAAAAAATCTACTACTTTTTGACCTTTATCTACTACTGTGCTTATAATTTGTTGAAATGTTATACTGACTGTTTCTAAAGCAATACTAACTTTGTCAGCAAACACTTGATTTTGTGAAAGTGCATCTTGTAATTTAACAAATGCAGCTATAATTAGACCAATACCTAACGCCTTAAAGGCACCACCAACTAATCCAATTCCCTTTTTCATTTTTTTAAAACTGCCTTCAGAATTTTTAGCAGCCTTACTAGTGTCTTGTACTCCTTTTTTTAGTTTATTAACATCTTGGATTGCACCTTTTGCTTTTACTTCAAGCTCTACTGTTTTTTTTATCGCCATAATATTCTAAATATTTGTTTAAACATTCTTCTTATGCTTGTGTGATATTCTTGCATACCATAAGCAAAGTCTAATTCTTTGTCTTTATGCTCTACTAACTGTATGTGGTCAATAGTAGGTATAATTAGTTTGCTTGTTGATTCTATGTATTTTTTTAGTTCCATTGTAGTCTTTCTTCGT